ATGAAATTATCGCTGATATCGATGAGACAATTGATGGTCTTGTCATTCTAAAGAAACCTATGCAGATTATGATGATTCCTAATCAGAATAATCAATTCGGTATAGGTCTAGCGCCGTTCTGTCCATACGCGAAAGATGACATTGTTCCTATGCGTTCTGGTGCAGTTATCACAGTTTTTGAACCAGAGACTGGTATGCTAAACGAGTATAATACTCGCTACGGTTCAGGTCTGGTTGTTCCAGAAAGTAAAATTATCATATGACACAATCAAACATAGACCCGTATATTTACCGCATCAAATCAGTTACTAAAGTTGTAGATGGCGATACGATTGACGCTGATATCGACCTTGGTTTTGATATTTCCCTTACTAAAAGAATTCGTCTTGCAGGTATTGATACTCCAGAAAGTCGAACAACAAATCTCAAAGAAAAAGCATTGGGTCTTGAGTCTAAAGAGTGGATGAAGAAAACTCTTGCAGGTGCCAAAGATATTCTAATCAAGACCGAGTTACCCGATAGTACAGAGAAGTATGGTCGTATCATTGGTCACCTGTTCATCAACGGTCAAGAGATCTCATTGAATAACCAGATGATTGCTGAGGGATATGCTCTGGCATATGATGGTGGCACAAAAGATATGGATTTAGAATTACTCTTATCAAGAAGAAAGTCACAATAATCCCTTTACTTTTGTTATGTTTTATAGTATAGTAGTATTTGATGATGAGGGATTTACATGAAATTTTATACATGCGCACACCAGTATGGTTCCAAGGTTCTTGTCCGTGGAGTCCATAATGGTGTTCGCTTCACTAAACGAGATGACTTTAGTCCCACACTGTTCGTAAAATCCAAGGGTGGTGAAGAAACAAAGTACAAGTCTCTGTATGGTGAAGATCTTCAACCGATTGACTTTGAAGACAACAATGCTGCCAAGCAGTTTGTTCAGACCTATGGTCAAGTAGACAACTTTGAGATCTTTGGGCAGACCAACTATGGTTACCAATACATCACAAAGAAGTATCCTGGAGAAATTCAGTGGGATATATCTCAACTCAATATTCAGACTATCGATATCGAGACCTCTGCAGAGCATGGGTTTCCTGATGTAAACAATCCTATTGAAAGTGTTCTCTTGATCACGGTCAAGAATCTTATTACTCGACAGATTACCACATTCGGTTGTGGTGATTTTGATGACAAGAACTCTGAGATTGTTCAGACCCTGAGGGATGCTGGCAACAAGTTTCTCTATGTAAAATGTGATGATGAACGCGACTTGCTAGAAACTTTTCTACGATTCTATTCTGATGATCATCCAGATATTATCACAGGTTGGAACTGCGAACTGTTCGACGTTGCGTATCTTATCTCTCGGATAGATCGCTTGTTCTGCACCGAAGAAGATACAACCATGCGCAAGAAGTTTTCGCCATGGGGTCTGGTTCGTCGTAAGAATTTGACAATCATGGGCCGCGAACATATCTCATATGATATTACTGGCGTCGCAGTTATCGACTATCTCGATCTCTATAAGAAGTTTACGTACGTCCGTCAAGAGAGTTACAAGTTGGATCACATTGCCAAGGAAGAACTTGGTAAGAAGAAACTTGAGCATCCGTATGAGACATTCCGCGAGTTCTATACAAAAGATTGGACACGGTTCGTAGAGTATAACATCATCGACGTTGAGATCGTTGATGAACTTGAGCGCAAAATGAAACTGATTGAACTTGTGCTCACGATGGCATACGATGCTAAGTGTAATTATACGGATGTGTTCTCACAGGTTCGCACGTGGGATTGTATCATTTACAATCACTTACATGATCAAAATATTCAGATCCCTCAGAAGAAAGAAAACAGGGGTAGGACTATTGAAGGTGCGTATGTGCAAGAACCAAAACCAGGAAGGTATGACTGGGTTGTTTCCTTTGATGCTACCTCGCTGTATCCATCAATCATCATGCAGTATAACCAATCGCCAGAGACTTTCGTTCAGGGTATAGTAAAAGACACAACGGTGAAAGGATTGCTCGGACATAGTTATAACCTCGAGGATCTCAAACAAGATGATGTTTGCATGACTGCCAATGGTTATTGCTATACTCGCAAAAAGATGGGCATGTTTCCTGAGATTGTTCAGAAGTTCTTTGATGACCGACAACGTTACAAGAAACTGATGATCATCGCTCAGAAAGAATATGAGCAAACTAAGAATCCTAAACTGAAGAATGACATCTCAAAGTATAACAACTTCCAGATGGCAAGAAAGATTCAGTTGAACTCGCTGTTCGGTGCGTTGGCAAATGAATATTTCCGTTACTATGATGCTCGTATTGCCGAGGGTATCACTATGACTGGTCAGTATATCATTCAGAAAGTCGGCACAGCACTTGATGTTTATCTCAATAAGGTCGTAGGAACAAATGGACACAACTACTCTTTCTACAGTGATACTGATTCTTGTTATATTTCCTTGGACCCTCTTGTTCGTAAGTATTATGGCAATCTATCACGCGATAAACTCATTGACGTTCTCGATAAAATCTGCGAAGAGAAAATCACAGAGGCAATCAACCAAAGTTGCGATGGACTTGCGGACTACACGAATGCATTTCAGAAGAAAATTATATTCAAACGCGAGGCAATCGCGGAACGTGGTCTCTGGGTTGCGAAGAAAAGGTATGCACTCAATGTATACGATAACGAAGGTGTCCGATACAAAGATCCAAAACTCAAAGTCATGGGTCTCGAAATCGTTCGTTCCTCGACTCCAGCACCTGTTCGTGAAAGTCTCAAAGAAGCAGTAAGACTATCGTTGACTGCAGATGAAGCAACTCTACAGAAGTTTATTGAACATACTCGTGGGTTGTTTAATAAAATGGAACCTGAAGATATTGCTTTCCCGCGAAGTGTCAATGGACTTGCTAAGTATACATCAAGAGCAGACATATATGGCAAAGGAACACCGATGCATGTTCGTGGTGCTTTGATGTATAATCACCTGCTCGAGAAGCACAATCTTAGTATGAAGTATGAAGCAATTCAAGAAGGCGAGAAGATTAAGTTCCTATACTTGAAGGAACCAAATACTATTCGCGAAAATTGTATTGGTTTTATTGGTAAGATACCAAAAGAGCTTGACATACATAGGTATGTAGATTATAATACAATGTTCAATAAGAGTTTTCTTGAACCATTAAAACAAATTGTAGAAGGCATTGGTTGGAATACAGAACCAGTCGCCACGTTAGAGGATATGTTTACATGAATGCACTAATAGATAAAATTAAAAAGAACAGCACCATTAAGGAGACTAATGTTCTCTCTAAGAGTAAGTTATTCAGTACCAAGGATTTGATTCAAACATCAGTTCCTGCTTTGAACGTTGCCCTGTCAGGTAAACTTGATGGTGGTTTGACTCCAGGATTGACTGTCTTCGCTGGTCCATCTAAGCACTTTAAGACAGCGTTTGCTATGATGTTGATCCAGAGTTTCCAGAACAAGTATCCTGATGGTGTCATTCTGTTCTATGACTCGGAGTTTGGTGCACCACAGTCATACTTTGAGAACTTCGGTATTAATACTGACATGGTTATTCACACACCAATCACTGACATTGAACAGTTGAAGCATGATGTCATGCAGCAAATTAATCAGTTCGAACGTGCTGACAATGTCATGATTGTTGTTGACTCTGTTGGTAACCTTGCTTCTAAGAAGGAAGTCGACGATGCACTTGACGGTAAGTCGGTTGCTGACATGACACGTGCTAAGCAGATGAAGTCGCTGTTCCGTATGATCACCCCACACCTTACCATTAAGGATATTCCTATGGTCGTGGTCAATCACACTTACATGGAAATTGGTATGTTCCCCAAGGCAATCGTGTCGGGTGGAACTGGTATCTATTACTCTGCTGATAATATCTTTATCATCGGTCGTCAGCAAGAGAAGTCTGGCACTGAGGTAGTTGGTTACAACTTTATTATCAATGTCGAGAAGTCCCGTTACGTTCGCGAGAAGTCAAAGATCCCGATTGAAGTTACCTTTGAGGGTGGTATCAGTAAGTGGTCAGGTCTGTTGGATATTTCGTTGGCATCTGGTCACGTTGTGAAACCAAG